GGGTCAAAACCTGCCTACCTCTCGACGACTCGTGTGTCTGCTTTCGCCAGCTTCGGACATCGGGCCAGTGTGGCCATTGGCTGAGTTGCCGCCTGATTATCGCGTGGCTGGTCCGCCGCTAGGAAACGCGCCTTATCTGATCGCCGACAATCGCATCACCGAAAAGCGCGGCGCGCGCCCGACCATGGCAACTAATCCCACGGCTGGCCGTTGGGGAAGATCATCGCCTCATTGACCGGGATCAACCGGCGAACCGTTTCGAGATGGATGGCGAGAATCTGCTCGCGCAGCGGCGGCGCGTGGCCGGCGAGGAAGATCGCTAGGAGATCGGCGAGGACTGCGCCCTGTATCTGTCCCGGGTTGCCGGCCAGGATCGGCTTGATGCGCTCAACCAGGGGCTCGACCAGACGGGGATCAGTTACGGCCTCGTTGTCGTTGCTCATGCTTCCTCTCCACGACTTCGTCGATGTTGTAGTCGAGTGCCGCGTCGAACCACGCGCGGACGCGGGGCGAGCTCCTGCTCTCCACTGGGGTCGGGCGAGGCGACGGCGCCGAGCGTGTAGGCGGTCATGATGGCGAGGGCGTTGAGCGCCTCGAACATCTTGCGGCGCGCCGGCGGCGAGCCGAGATATCGCCTCCGCGATGGACTCGGTCAGCGCGCGCGTGCGCGCCTCATCGAGTTCGGGTGGGCCGTTGTCGCTCATGTTCCCTTCGAGGATCGCCCAAACTTGGTCGGGCATGAGATGATAAGCGCGCATGAGTTCGAGGACCATCGCGACCGCGAGCGGGATCGGCGTCCGCGGCCCGCATAGGTTAGCCGGGCAAACGGAGCGGTCGACGAACGGTCGACGAACGGTCGAACGAACGTGTGAATCGAGATGGCAGACGAGGAAAACGAGGCCGGCACAGTGGCGACGCAAGTCGCGGTTTCACTCCTCATGCTGGAGTCCAGTTCCGACCTCGTCGCGCTCCAGCGCGGCGGCTGGTTCCGGTCCGCGGGCCGCGATCGATGGCGGATCGTCGACATTGTTCAGGGCTACATTCGATCCCTGAAAGAGACGATCGGGACCGCGACCACGCAAGAGCTCAGCGCCGTGTTTGGCATTTCCGGGATGCGGATTCGCCAGCTTGCCGCGGAAGGATGGTTCAAGCCGGCCGGCAAGAACCGCTGGAACCGCGAGGAAGCGACCGCGGGCTACATCAAGTTTTTGCGCGCCGAGGATCGTCGCTCGACCAAGAGCGCGGCGGAAAACCGAGTCCGCGACGCGAGAGCGCGCGAGATCGAACAACGCGTCGCCGAGCATGCGCGCGAATTGATCGCGCTCACCGACGCCCTCGACACTCTCGACATGATCGTCGGCATGGTGCGAACCGAGATGGGTGGCGTTGCCGCCCGCGTGACGCGCGACCTCGCGCTTCGCCGTGTGATCGAAAAGGCGATAAATGATGCTCTCGGCAGAATTGTCGAGCGGCTCCGCAGGGAAAGCGCTGCTTTGCGATCGGGCAATCAGGCTACTGACGCCGTCGAAGCTCTCGACACCTGACGTTTGGGCCGCTGAGAACCGCACCTATGCGCGCACCGCGGCGGTGCCGGGCCCGCGCGATCCGGGACTGACGCCCTACATCATCGAGATCGAACACGCGGTGGTCGCCAGCGCGGTCAAGCGGATCGTCGTCGTGATGGCGTCTCAGATGGGCAAGACCGAGATGATGCTCGACCTTGCCGGGCAGCGCCTCGATCAGCGGCCGGCGCCGATCCTGTATGTCGGGCCCGCGAAGCAGTTTTTGACCGAGCAAGTCGAGCCGCGCGTCATGGCTCTCCTCGACGAGGCGCCGACCCTGATGGCGAAAGTCGCGAGGGGCAAACGGATGACGAAGACGCGCAAGGTGGTCGCCGGCGTGCCGTTCCGTCTCGCGCATGCCGGATCGTCGGCGGCTCTGAAATCGGACCCCGCGGCGCTCGCGCTCGTCGATGAATATGACGAGATGCTCGCCAATGTGAGGCAACAGGGCGACCCGCTTGGCTTGGTCGAGCGCCGCGGGGACACCTTCGCCGACTTTATGTGCGTGGTCACCTCAACCCCGCGCGTCGGCCTGGTCCTCCCGGAGTCGACGCCCGACGAAAGGTCGGGCCTGATCTTCTGGGCACCGGTCAAGACCGACGAAATGGAAACCTTGCAGTCGCCGATCTGGCGGCTGTGGCAACAGGGCACGCGGCATCACTGTTGCTGGCCGTGCCCGCATTGCGGCGAGTATTTCGTGCCGCGCTTCGATCGCGTGCGCTGGCCGGCGAACGCGTCGCCGACGCAAGCGGCAATCGCAAGCTGGGTCGAGTGCCCCCGCTGCGGCGGCATCATCGAGGAGCGTCACAAGACCGGCCTCAACGCGCGACGCCGCTACGTCGCGCCCGGCCAGGCGGTCGATCCCAAGGGCGTCATCACCGGCGAACCCGCCCAGGTCTCGACGTTGTCGTTCTGGGTGTCCGGTCTCATGTCGCCCTTCGTCTCGATCGGCGACCGCGTCCGCGCGTTCCTGGAGGCACAGGCGATCGGCGATCCGGCGATGGTGCAGACCGCGATCAATGGCGGTTTCGGCGAGGTGTTTTCGCCCGCCGGCGCCGGGCAACTCGAATGGCATCAGGTCGCGGCCCGCCGCGGGGTGCACCGCTTCGGCGAGGTGCCCGCCGAGGTGCAGCGCTTGACGTGCGCGATCGACGTGGGCAAGCGCGGCGTCTTCTTTTCGATCCGCGGCTGGGGCGGCCGCGCGTCGAGTTGGCAGATCGAGAGCGGCGAGATCGCGGGCTACACCGATCAGCCCGAGATTTGGGGCGACGTGGCGAGCCTCATCACCTCGACCTATGGCGGCCTGCCGATCGCGATTGCGCTCATCGACAGCGGCTTCCGCCCGAACAAGGACGGCGAGGCGCCGAGCAACACGGTTTACCAGTTTTGCAGACGTTTCCCGCGCCTGGCGCGGCCGACCAAGGGCTACGCGACGCTGACCGCGCCGATCGTCCGAACGCGCACCAAGGTGACGATCCCCGGCCGCGGGATGACGACCACGATCGAGCTTGTGCGATTGGACACCGATTACTGGAAAAGCCGGGTGTTCGATCGGTTTTCGTGGCCCGAGGATCAGCCCGGCGGCATCACGCTGTCGCTCGATGCGACCGACGACTACTGCCGGCAGATCGTTTCCGAACAACGCACCGTCGAACTCGGCGGCAAGGTCACCTGGATCACGCTCAATCGCCGCAACCATTTCCTCGACTGCGAGGCGATGAACGAAGCCGCTGGGCACATGCTCGGCGTCGCGCGCATCCCGGTCGGCACCGTGCGCGAGATGCCGCCCGAGGCGCCCGAGGGGGCCGAGGAGGGCGACGAGATCATCATCGAGGCCGACGAAGGGGCCGTCGCCGAGCCGGCGACTGCGCCACCGCCGGGCAGCACCCGCGAGCGCTTTCGCCGGCTCGCCGAGCGGCTCAATCACCCGAAAGGGACCGCGCTTTGAACGCAATGACGAAGCCACGCATCAGGGTTCCAGCAAGGACCGAACGCTGGGAGCTTCCGGGCGGCCCGCAGCTACCACTCTCCCGGCCGCGGGTCGCCGGGGCCTACATGCGCGGGGAATGGTCGCCGTTTTTCCAATCGTGGCGCCCGGTCCTGCGCGAAGCCTCGAACGACGTGGCGATGGCCTACACGACCGCGGCCGCGCGCGCGATCGACAGCGTGCAGAATTCCGGCTGGATCGCCGGCGCGGTCGTGTAGACGATCGCGCGCGAGATCGGCACCGGACTGCGGCTCGCCGCGCGCCCCGACGCCGACGTGCTCAAATGGACAAGCGACGAAGCGCAGGCGTGGGCGCGCCAGGTCGAGCGGCGGTGGGAAAGCTACGCGTCGCGGCCGATCGATTGCGATCTCTCCGGGCGGGCGCCGATGGGGAAGCTGGCGGCGCAGGCGTTGCGTTCGCAATTCTGTTTCGGCGAGATCGTCGCGACGTTGCCGTTCCTCAAACGCGAGCTCGCCGGCGGCGTCTACGGCACCAAGGTCAACGTGATCTCGCCGACGCGATTGCTGCGCCATCTGGAGGTGCCGCGCATCTTCGAGGGCGTCACGCGCGAGCCGGACACCGGATTCCCGCTCGCCTATCGCATCTCGACGCCGCTCGATTTCTCGACCGGCGAATTCAAGTGGCGCGACGTGCCGGCGCGCGACGGCTTCGGCCGGCCGCAATGCCTGCACATCTTCGACGGCTTTTCCGGCCAGGTCCGCGGCATCCCGCCGATCACGCCCGCGCTGCGCGTCGTGCGGCAGTTCGACCAGCTTGCCGACGCCACCTTGATGCAGGCGCTCATCCAAGCGATCTTCGCCGCCACCGTCACGTCGCCGGCGCCGACCGATCAGGTGTTGCAGGCGTTTCAGGACGTGGCCGAGCAACAGACCGGCAGCGGTCAATCGGCCTACACGTCGCCCCTCGAAGCGCTGATCGATGTTACCGCGGCGTTCTACGAAGGGACGCAGATCGATCTCGGCAGTCACGGCAAGATCGCCCACCTCGCGCCGGGCGACAAACTGGAGTTCCACGGCAACAAGACGCCGAATGAATTCTACGAGGCGTTCACGCGGTTTTTGCTCCGCGAGATCGCGCGCTGCCTCGGGCTCACGTTCGAGGAGCTCACCGGCGACTACACAAACGCGACCTATTCGTCGGTGCGCATGGCAACGTCGGTCACCTGGGCGATCGTGCTGTACCGCCGCGCCCACATCTCCTCGCCGTTGTATCAGGGCGTTTATGATTGCTGGCTTGAGGAGGAAATCGAAAACGGCTGGGTCAGTTTCCCCGGCGGCATCGACGGGTTCATCGCCAACCGCGGCGCGGCGACGCGCGCGCATTGGGCGGGGCCCGCGAAGCCTCAAGCCGACGATCTCAAATTTGCGAAAGCGATCGACACTTTGTACAGGCTCGGCGTCGTGTCCCACGAATGGATTTGCGCCGAGATGGGGAACGATTGGGAGGATGTTTATGAGGCGCTCGCGCGCGAGAAGGCACTGCGCGAGAAGCTCGATCTTCCCGACCCGCTGATCGTGGCGAAGCCGACGGCGCAGGGCTTTGCGGACCAGGGCGGCGAACAAGAGGCGACGTGATGGCCGACCCCGATTTTTCCGATCCCTGCGTGACCGCGAACTGGCTGCGCTCGATCTACTACGCCCGCATCGCCGGCGAGGCGGTCAGCGAACTGCGCTTCGGCGAGCGCTCGATCAAGTACGGCACCATGGACGACGCCAAGATGCTCGCGGCGATCCAGCAACTCGACGAACAGTGCGCGATGAAGACCGGCAGGCCGGCGCGGCGCCACGCGATCAGACTCGGCGCGCGCACCACGAACGCGCTCGCGCCGTTCTTTCAGGTCGATCGGGCCGAGGAGTGAGGGTCATGAACTATCTGGCGCACGTTGCGGACAGGATCATCGGCCGCCCCTTGATGATCCTGCCGGCCAAGCTCGAATTGATCGTCTCGGTCCTCGGCGAACGCATCGGCGCGGCCATCGACAATCCGACCGGCCTCGATCCCCGCCTCGCCGAGGCGATCGGTGCGAACCGCTTTGTCGGCGAGCCGGGCGGCCCGACCGACAATCGCGGCCGCCGGCGCATGATGTATCGCCAGGACGGCGGCGTCGCGATTCTCGACGTGATGGGCAGCCTGGTGAACCGCGGGGCGTGGCTCGGGGCGAGTTCGGGCATGACCAGCTATGAAGGGCTCGCCGCGCAACTCGACGCAGCCGTCAGCGACCCGTCGGTGCGCGCGATCCTGCTCGACATCGACAGCCCCGGCGGCGAGGCGACCGGCGCGTTCGCGTTTTACGAAGCGCTGCGCGCGGCCCGGGAGCGCAAGGCCATCGTGGCCCAGGTCAACGACACGGCGGCATCGGCCGCCTACGGCATCGCGGCGCAGGCCGACCATGTCGTGATCTCGCCGTCTTCGATCGTCGGCTCGATCGGGGTCGTGATGATGCACATGGATCGCAGCAAGGCGCTCGAAAAGCAGGGCAACAAGCCGACCTTGATTTACGCCGGCGCCCACAAGGTCGACGGCAATTCGTTCGAACCGCTCAGCGCATCGGTGCGCGATACGCTGCAACGCGAGGTCGATTCCTTCTACGACCGTTTCGTCGAGGGCGTCGCCGCCGGCCGCTCGATGCTTTCCGAACGCGCCATCCGCGCCACCGAAGCGCAAACCTACATCGGAGCCACCGCGATCGAGATCGGGCTCGCGGACCGGATCGGCTCGTTCACCGAGACGCTTGCGCGGCTCGCATCCCGATCGATCACAGGTACAGGAGGCCGATCAATGACGAACCGAATTGGTGCAAACGACGATCCCCGTGTCTATTCCCAGGCCGAGCACGACGCTGCGATCATCGCGGCGCGCGCCGCCGAGCGCGCCGACCTCGAAGCGACGCACACGTCGGCGGTCGCGCTTGCCACCGCCGCCGCGCGCAAGGAGACGCTCGACCGCGTTCGCGCGATCGTCAACTGCGCCGAAGCGAAGGGCCGCGAGGCGGCCGCGCTGACGATGGCACTCGAGTCCGACATCCCGGTCGAGGGCGCCGCGAAGTTGCTCAACTCGATCCCGATCGTCGAAGCCAAGGCGCCGATCCCGTCGGTGGCGGCCCGTTCCGCCCCGCAGCTTGGCAGCGATCCGGGCAGCGACAAGGTCGACCCGATGATCGGCTGGAACAAGGCGATCGAGAAGGCGAACGCGCAGGCCGGCGTCAAGCCGCAGCGCGCCGCCTAATCCCCCCACAATCTCAACTCTTGAGGAGCAACAGCCATGACGGTTGTCAGCAAGCTGGTCGAAGGCCAGCACACTTGGGAATTCATGGTCTCCGAGCCGGACGCCTATGCCGGCCGCGAGGAGATTACCATCGCCACGTCGCAGACGCTCGTTCCCGGTCAGATCATCGCCCAGAAGGACGGCGCCCTCAACGCGGTGACCGTGGGCGGCGTCAAGCACGCGGTTGGCACCGATGACGCCGCCCACGG